AGTTGCAGCGGTATCAAAGGCGTCAGCTACCGGGATTAACCCACTTACTACCTTGTTTTGTTCACTCCATACGTTCATATTATTATCAACTCCTTTCTAAAAGTTTAATATTTTATTTATCTTGCCTGTAAAGCTACATAAGGGCTTCTGGTAGTAGAACCCTTGAATGCAGTTACTGCACTATTCTTTAATGGTTGCCCGTCAAGCCTCAATGTGAATCTAAAGGTCTGTTCACCTGTTAAAAATTGTACATGGATAGATGCAGCAGCTTTAATTCCACCAGCCTTCTGTCCTAAAATATACTGGCTCATATCGGCAAATATAATATCGCCAACATCGCCCAATGCAGCACATTGCTCGATAGGTTCAATAGGTCTACCCAGTAAAGTTCCACTTGGAGCAGTAATCAGTCCGCCCGGTGGCATCCAAACAGGAACTCCAGCTAATCCAGCGGGTACATACATCTGCATTAATTGAGGTTCAACATCCTGATTGATATACCATTTTGCTTTGCCTCTATTAGCTGCAGGCATTCTATTAAACATCTTGATAATATTATTTGCTTCAACGGTATCGGCTGCCTGATCGGTTTCCTTATCTTGTGTAATCAATCCAGCACCATTTAAAATACCGAGTGGCTGACCAGCACCAGTTCCATTAACTATTGCATCATCAATTTTAAATCCAATATCTTCTGCAAATAACTTTTTCATTGTTGCACCTAATGCGACTGAATCCTCTAACATTTCATCGGTAGCGTAATATAAGCCAAATAATTTATTCAGGCTTAATTTTGCCTGTCTAAATTTTGGTTTTGTTGCTGTGGTAGTCCCGGCTTCAGCTGCCCAGTAAGTTAATATTCCACCTCTCCTGCTTCCATTGGCTCTTGATGTTTCATCAATTAAATTCATAGTTAAATTGGATTTTGACATTGGAACATTCCAGCATTCTTTAGCTAATATTCCGGTTTTGTAAGCGTCCATGAGAAGCCCATCGGTAAATTCTGGTTGTACTAAAAATCCACCTTCAGCACCTACACCCTCATTTAATCCACTTGCAGCTTTTAATCGTGGGTCAAGTGTATGTTTAACTTCCCAGTCTTTAACTGCCAATAACTGTTCACCAAATGAGGCGAATTTAGGTTCTTCGTCTTTAGTCGCAGCATTGTCATTTGGTCTATCAGCAGGATTCACCTTTTTAAGAGCTTCGATTTCGGCTTTGATTTCTTCTCTTAATTTAGCATTGCCTTCTTCTGCTGCTTTCTTAAAATCTTCAAGTAATTCTCCGTATGTTTTTTTCATAATTCAATAACACTTCCTTTCTTTTTTATTTTTTGACTCTGCCTAATACATAATCTAAATTGTCTTTGAAATACTTTTTGTTTTCGTCCATTGATTGATTTATAATTGCTTCCATTTTTGCTTGAAATTCTGCTTCTTTTCTTGCTTCTTCTTTTTCTTTATCTATCACTATATCGTCTACTGTATCGGTCACTATATCGATTACGTTATCATCTCCTTTATTATTTTTATTATCATCATCAACGACCTTTCCTGTATCTTCCTCTGTAGTTCCAGCAGAATCGAGTACAGATTGAATTAAGTTTTGGGCATTCTTGAGATTGCTTTTATTTTTAGCATTCAAGACCGCCCCTGCTTTTAATTCAATCTCATCTAATCTTTCTTCTAATTCTCTATTTTCATCTTTTAAATCTTTATTTTCTTTAACAATTTCATATATCTCATCAAGACTAAAGCTCTTATTCGGCTCTTCTTCTTTATCTTCTGGAAACATTTCTTCCAATTTAGCCTCATCATATTCTTTCTTATGGTCTTCAACCCATTTTTTAGCTTTTACCATTGTCCAGCCTTTAGCCTTCTCAAATATATATGTAGCCACCTTCTTTGCTTTACCGCAATATAAAGCTGTTATCCCCTGCTTTTTATCTATATCTATCGTGGCTGTAATATCACATTTAGCGACTGGGATACGGATATATTTATCGGTTTCTTCTGGCTTATGAATTACTTCTTTATCTTCAACCTTATCTTTTGGCTCGTCTACAATCTCGATAAACCCTTCTTCTTTTAACAACTCAACATCAATCCCCTTGCTCATCATATTAGTCAAAGCATGAGGATTTGCAGGTACGGCACAGGCTGAAAATTCCAATAGTTCCCATGTCTTGAATCGCTTGCCATAGCTAACCGTCTTGCTATCTTTATTCTCATCATCAACAATATCCTCTGACTTAATCGGTATGAACCCGATACTCCAAGCTTTCATGAACTTTTGTTTATACAGGTTATAGACTGTATCGGCAAGCGGATATGTGCCTTCTTCGGGGAATGTTACTTTGGCTGTTATACCATTATCGGTTTTAGTTAAGTCACTTGCCTTCCCGATAGGTAACCCCTGATAATCATGTGCCATCAACACTACAGGATTCTTTTTAAAATTAGTCAGTTTTGCCCCTTTAGGCTCGACTATATCACCTGACCTGTCAACGTCATTAGTGGTAATCGTTACATTCAAAGCACGTTCACCTTTGATTTCCTTTACTTCTGAATCGAATTGTTTAAGCATTAACTCTTTTGGCATATTAAATCACCTCTTTTAATTTAATCTTTTATAACGGGAATTATACTACACCTGCAGTTCGGATGTGCGGGTGGTACATCAAAACCACCTCTAAAAAGTTCATTTATACCAACAGCTCCACCGGCTGCAATATCAATACATATATCGCAAGCGTCAGCAGAAATCAGCCATTCTTTTTTTTCTACGACTCCACTTTGTTTATATGCTTGCAATGCTCCTTGATTAGTACTTGATATAGTCTCGGTTCGTGCAATTCTGATTGCTTTATATCCTTTACATTGATTGTATTCTTCGGTAACCCTCGCAGCTAAATCTGGTATACTTTCCCCATTAGCAACCCCTTCGGATAAAGTCCTTTTTAAAGCGTCAAAGGTTGTATCTAATATTGATGTAATAGATTCACCTGTATGCTTTTTTATCCACTTAATAACTTCTGGATTAGTAATATCAAAACCCAATCCCAGTTCGGCAGCGGCAGCCTCGCCATTTATTTTGACCATCTCTGTTATTCGTGGTAAGGCAAACTCTGTAAATTTCATTATCTCCCGCTCATCATGGGTAATAGAAAGGATTCTATTAACATCTTCATTAGTTAATTTTTTTGACATATTAACATTCCCTTTTCTTTAATTATTTTTGCTCCCTTTTTTGAATTACAGCTTCTGCAAGCAGGGACTACATTTTCTTTGGTATTATCTCCGCCTTTACTTATAGGTATAATATGGTCTCTTGTAGGCATATTCTCAACTTCAAATTCAACACCACAATAAGCACATCTATAATTGTATGCTTCTAAAATATCCAACCATTCTTGAGAAGTTAGAGTATTGATAATCTTCCCAAGTCTTTTTCGCCTCATAGTATGCCCTCTTTGTATGTTGGCTTTTCCTTTGTCCGATATCCTATATTTTTTACTACTTGCCCTAATAATATCGGGGTTATTTTCTTTCCATTTTTTTTCTTGTTCTGGATTTTCTCTCCGATATTTTCTACTACGTTCTAATTCTTCCTTTTTATGTTCCTGATAATATTTTTTCGCATATTCTTTCTGCCGTTTTCCATTTTCTTCTCGCCATTGCTTACTTCTTGCTAATATTTTTTCTTTGTTATTTATTCTCCATTGTTTATCTTTTTCTTTATTGCGATTAGGAATATGTTCCTGATTATATATTTTATCATATTCTTTTTTTTGTTCTTTATGCTCATCAGCCCATTTTTTTATATGGTCTATATTTTTTATACGATATTGTTTATTATATTCAGGATTTTTTAAATGAAATCTTTTATATCGTTCAAATATTTTCTCTTTATTATCAATACGATATTGCTTACCATATTCTTTTATTTCTTCTTTATGGCTGGCACGATATTTTTTCATATATATCTTTTTCTCTAATTTATTCATTCTTTTTTCTCTCTTAAAGCCCTTAATGCTCTATTTTCCTGCTCCTGAAATAGTCGGATAATTCCTCGTTTAAATTCGTTTTCATGAGGAGTAATCCGTTTAATAAATAATTCCCAAAATTGCTTCTTATATTCGGCAGTATATTTAACCGCTTTAATTGTTTTTTTAGGCTCTGATTCAGGTTTCGGTTCAACTGGTTTATTCACATTTAATGGAGCAACACTAAACGGTGCAAGTGGGACCTTTCCCCATTCGGCCTCATCAAGCCCATCTTCCTTTCTGGCTTCATTAGGACTAATCACATAATTTTTAAGATTGCTTTCCCTTTGTTTTAATTTAAACGCATTATCTACCGGGACAGGGTTATCATATTTGCAATATAACCCTTTATCCCCATACATCGGCAATAAGAAAGTATTAAATACTTCTTCCTGTCTAACTAAACGTGATAAGATACATTCTCTATTCCATGCTGTATCGAGTGCAGTCATGTTAGCAAAAGATACATTCTCTATTCCATGCTGTATCGAGTGCAGTCATGTTAGCAAGATTAGTGTTCTCTGGATGTGATAGCTTTTGTGGTGGGGTATGGTAAGCACTTGCCAGCTGTCGCATAGTCCATTCGGCAAGTAACATAAACTCCATATCTTTATTAGATACGCCTACGGTTTTTAAGGTCATACCGCCAACCAAAGCACCTGTCTTGTGTGCCTTTTCTGCACCGCCATAAGTCTGGTCAAATAAGGTTAAAATCTTCTTTACCTGGTCAGGCGGGATGTTCTTTTCGCTTTCCAATACTTGCTTTAAATGTACGCCATTTTTAAATACATTTAGCTGATATATCATGTTATATTTATCTGTATCATAGGCATAGGCTTTTCGTTGGACAGGGCTTGCACCCCTAAATGGATTGGTCGGTGAAGGATACTTAAAATATAATATATCTTTCGCCTCGTATCGTTTCTCGGATAGGCCGACCCGTTCAATATAGTGGTCGATAATACCATTTTCAACTACTGGTGTCATCTTATCAGGCTGTCTAAAATAGAATTCTTGTGGGTGGCCTATACTATTTCTAACAATATAAATATAACATTCGCCGGTTAGGTCTAAATATATCTGCAATAATTCCTTGCCTTCAAATTTGGTCGTGAAGGGATTCCATGTTTGTAGTAATTCATAGAAGGGATGTTTCTCGATAAGCTCATTATCTTTATATAGCCGTAGTGGGATAGAAGCACATCGTTCAGCTATTAAACTGACACAGTCGCCTGTCCAGCCCTGATATGCTTTTAGCTGTTCTGTGGAGTTTTTATTGCCACCGGTCGAGAATATATCGGCAAATGTGCCATCCCAGTATCTCTCATCAGTAACATCTCGGCCGATAGATTTAGGGATGGTTATATCGAGGGTTCGGTCTGTAAAGGGTATTATTATTTTTATATTGAATCACCCCTTTCATGTATAAAATAAAAAAACGCCATCTATAAAGTCGTTAAACTTCGCAAATGGCGTTCTGGACGCTCTCATTTATTTGATTTTAACTATATATATTAAAATATATCATAGATAATTAAGTATGTCAAATAAAACCTAATTTTATTTTTCGCTATTTTCAACCAACACTTTTAAGCTCTTACATGAGCTTTAGAATAACGTTAAATATTAATGAAAAACAAAATAAGCCTTAAATATGAAGCTCTGAAAGCCCTATTATATAAGGCTTTTAAGGTGCTAAAAATGATAATGTTTGTACTTCTCTAAATATGCTATAAAAATATCGTAACGAAACATCAAAAAACTTTTGAAAAAGAGAAGTAGAAAATATACTTTGCAAGAGTTTTCTGTACTTCTCGAAATAACGTTAAATTATTTTTAAGCAATTTTCGAGAAGTAGAAAGCAAAAATAATTTTTTCTAAAAAATGATTTCTACATCTAAAAAAAAGCTTATTTTATTT